GGACTACCGACATGGGGCACATTTGGGCGCGGTTGGTCAAATCGCATAAACGACGTTTACTCTGTTGTGCGGGACTTATGCTCGCGTTAAGTGGCTGCGCCGACTTAAAGTATGCTGAATGTATCGCTCGTGATAGCACGTCGCGACCATGTAATTAATGGAGGCTAAAATGTTAGTTAATTGGATGACCACGATCCCCGGCATTTTGACGCTGCTGTCCGTGCTGTTCCACGCTTGGCAGACCAAAGATGTGAACTGGTCGGATCTTCAGAACGCGCTTGTCGCTCTGGGTCTTGTCGCGGCTAAAGACTGGAACGTGACCGGCGGCAGCAAGCCGAATGATTGAAGGGGTCAGGTCGCAGCGCCAAAGACTGTTGATGAAACTGCCGATGATCTTGATGCTGGCAAGTTTTAGTGGCTGTGCGTCGACTAGCAGGTGTCCCCCGCTAGTCGACTATTCAAAAGAAGATCAGGCCAAAGCGGCCAAAGAATTACGCGCTCTCCCCAGCGACAGCGCTGTCGCGCGTCTTGTCGTCGACTACGGCCAACTTCGCCGCACGTGCCGCCTTTAAGTCTTTTTTAGCTCTATACGACACGTCCTGAAGACCGCGCGCTTGTGCGTAATCTTCTGCAAACGTCGCCGCAAACAGCTCATAGTTCACCGCGTCGACATGGCTGTCCATGTGAGTAGGTGACGCAAACGCGCGGGCGTTCTTAACGCAGGCCAGAATAATCGCAATCTCGTAGGGGTGAAACTCGCGCCCCAGACGCAACGTGGCCAGATCAGCCGCAAGTTGAAAATTGTTTTCTATACCGCCGTATCCTTGACCACGCTGGTCAATGATCTTTGCAGCTTCATACAGTAGTTCTTGAGGATTCATTTATCATCTCCATGATGGCCGCCCTTTCTCTTAGCATGCGCAGCACAGTGTAACGCTGATGCAAGCGCACAAGGATAGTCGAGCGCCGGGCGTGACGCTGTTCCTCCTCCAGCAAGTCTAAGACTTCCTGTTCCGTTAGATCGGCCAGCCGATCATTAAGCTCTTTCCATGTTAGACAGCTCGGCAAGGGCCAACTCCGCTAAAGACTTTTTGTCGTGTAACGCATCGTATATGCGTTCGTCAATAGTTTTATTACACATGATGATGTAGCACCAAACATCGCGCGTCTGTCCGCTGCGGTGCAAACGACCAATGGTCTGCTCGAACAGTTCCAGCGACCACGGCAACGACAGGAAGATGATCTTGTTACCGCCAAATTGAAGGTTAAGCCCGTGACCGGCGCTTTTGGGGTGGATTGCCAACAATTCGATCTTGCCGGCGTTCCAGCGCTCGACGGCATTTGGCGCGTCGATTGTTGTGACATTAAACTGACGTTGTAATTCGGTTAGTTCTTCTTTGTAATTGTAGACGATGATGGTGTTGTCTCGTTGGTTTTCGTCGAGGATGTCTTGGAGAGATTCAAACTTTTGGCGTCCAAACCACTTAGCAACGCCTTGGCTATCATAAGCGAAGCCGGAGGTAAGCTGCTGAAGTTTGTTTGTGACAGCAGCCGCTGTTGGAGCCGTGATCTCTTCATGCACATATTCCTTCTTCATGTTTTCATAGGGCTCGCGGTCGTCAAGGTCGCAGCGCATTTGCGCGACATGGAGCGGCGGTAACTTGTCCTTATACTCGCCAGGCTCTAGCACATAGGTCGCCGGCTTGATCGCCTCCATAACCTTCGGCAGCGCTTGCGGCAACGGCTCCCACTGGCCATAGTCGCGGTTCACGCAGTAGAAATACTGTTGCAAGAACGCGCCCTTGCTGCGGCCTAGCAACGTCTGATCGACGACCTTGCATTGGCCGAACACGTCTTCTAGGCCGTTCGATGTAAACGAGCCGGTCAAGCCCCATCGAATCTTGAACTGGTCGAGGATCTTGAGCAGAAACTTGAAGCGTTTGCCGGATGGATTTTTAAGCCGTGTCAGCTCGTCGAATACAATGCCGTCAAAGTCTTTCGGATCAATCGACGGTATGTTATCGTAGTTGGTGACGACTATATCAACGTCAGCCTCGAACGCTTTCTTGCGCTGCGCTGGCGTGCCGACCGCTACAGCCATGCTCATGTGTTCGGCCCACTTAGGTTTTTCCACAGGCCACACGTCCGTGCAAACGCGCTTCGGCGCTAACACAAGCCAACGGTCGCAATGACCTTTAGCTGTCATGTCGGCCATCGCTGTCAATGTAATCGCTGTCTTGCCCGCGCCGACTGGCGCAAGGATCATGGCCCGATCACGACTGAAGAGAAAATCGGCTGCATCGTGCTGGTATGGTCTAAGATCCATTGGTCGGCTTCTTCCTTTGACCAAATACAGGTATAGCTTTGCCCTAGCGTCAGCATCTCAATGGCGAATTTACGCTGTAGCGGGCTGAGTTTGCCGCCCGGTCGTTTAAGTTCTACGAAGTGCGTTGTGCCGTCAGGGAGACAGACAACACGATCAGCGACGCCGCGATTAGACGGCGACACGAACTTGTAGGCTCGACCGCCGACCTGAGCGACACGGCGCACGAAATACTTTTCGATGTCTTTCTCAAGCATAAAAAGTCTCTTGACACACCCGTAAAGAAAAGTCTAGTGTCGAATCACTGAAAGGTAAGGTAATGGCACACAGCAATATCGTCGGCGGTTCGACCGCTAAGCGCTTGATTAACTGCCCCGGTTCGCGGGCGCTAGTCAACACAGTCCCTGAAAAACAAAGCTCTAAGTATGCGGAAGAAGGTTCACGTCTGCATGACGCGATGCACATGATCTTGTCGCATGGGGGCAGCGTCGAAGATTATCCTGATAATGAGAAACTTGTCCTAGCTCTTGACTCGTTAAATCAGATCGACCCTAATAATGAGCTTGAGTTCGCCACGGAGGTGAATGTCCATTTTAACGACTTTCTTGCCGGAGTTTACGGTTCTTGCGATCTCGCTGGCCGTATTCGCAATCGTGCGATAGTCCTCGACTGGAAGTTTGGGGATGGCGTCGCGGTAGACGCTGAAGAAAATGAACAGCTTATGTTTTACGCCGCCGCAGGAATGCGGACGGAAGAACTGCGCTGGGTCTTTGAAGGCGTCACGGAAATTGAACTTATCATCGTGCAGCCGCCGTATGTAAAGCGATGGGTGACGACGCCTGGCCGTATCAAGGCGTTTGAACGCACGCTGTATGATGCTGTGCAGGCGTCATTCAAGCCTAACCCTAAGTTCGAAGCTGGCGATCATTGTCGTTGGTGCGCCGCTAAGCCTGTCTGTCCGCTGTTGACGGGTCAGCTTGAGCGCGCTGTTGCGACGAAAGTTAAAGCCATTGATGTGGAGAAAGTTGGCAATGCTCTGGCGTTTGCGATCCTTGCGGAAGAGTGGGCTAAAAGCGTCCGTGAACTGGCCCAGACGATGCTGGAGAACAACGCGCCCGTGCCGGGATGGAAGCTCGTCCCCAAGCGCGCCACTCGTCAGTGGGCTAATGTTGAAGGAGCGCGCGAAGCTCTTGAGCAAATGGGACTTGATTCCGAAGAATTGATTGTGACCGAACTGAAATCACCAGCGCAGGTCGAGAAGGTGCTTAAAAAACACAAGCTAGATCTGCCGAAGGATCTCGTCGTCGCAGTCTCAACAGGTCAGACAATCGCACCGGAGTCAGATCCGCGTCCGGCTGTCTTGACAATAGGTTCCGATATTCGTCGGGCCTTCTCTAAACTTGAGGTCAAATGATGGACGCCCAAACGTTGCGCGGCCTATTAGATTACGACCCTGCGACGGGCGTATTCACTTGGCGTGTTGCACGCAGGGGCGGCGCTAGTCTAGGCGATGTCGCCGGCGGCCCAAATAAGAAAGGGTATATAAAAATAAGACTAGACGGAAAAATGTATTATGCCCACAGACTAGCATGGCTATACGTCTACGGGGTATGGCCCACGAAATTTGTAGACCATATAAATTGTGTTGAAGATGACAATAGAATTGTCAATCTTCGCTTAGCTACGCGCGCGCAGAACATGGCGAACAGCCGCAAGCACGTAACGGGTCTGCCTAAAGGTGTAAAAAGATACGGCGACAAATTTCAAGCGCGCATACGCATTGATAAATGTCTAACAAATATCGGTGTTTACGAAACACAGGAACAAGCGCACGCGGCGTATTGCGAAGCGGCGCAACAAGCATTCGGCGCGTATCATCGCGCCGGATAACAGCGAAAGGTAAAGTAATGTCTAATATTGTGAAATTCGGCAACGCCAATCTCCCCACCGCTGCGTCTCTGGCTGAGTCGCTGCGTAAACTCGACACCGACGCCAGCGTTGGTTCGGTCATCCTGAAAATGGATAAGACTGGCCATTGGGTTTACGGCGCGGATCAGACTGAGATCGACAAAGACGGACGCTGGGCGGTCAATCCGTTCTCGTTCGTCCACGGTTTCATCGCGTGGGGCGAAGGCGAAGTGCTTGGCGAGAAGATGGTGTCCATTACGGAGCCGCTTCCCGAACTGGACGTGCCCCCGCCTAGCGCTAAGCGCGGATGGGAGCCGCAGGTCGGCATGAGCGTCAAGTGCCTTGACGGTGAGGATGCTGGCACGGAAGCGCGCTATACGGTCACGTCCGTTGGCGGTAAGCGCGCCATGCACCAGCTTGCCATGAAGGTTGCCGATCAGGTCGAGAAGAATCAGGACGCGCCTGTGGCCGTCGTGAAGCTCGGCTCGGAATATTATCAGCATAAGTCCTACGGCCGCGTCTACACTCCGGTGTTTGACGTGATCGAATGGATTTCGCTCGACGGTGCGCCGGCCGAATCGGTCGATGGCTCTACCGCAGACACTGGCCGTCGTCGTCGCGGCTGATGATAGAGAGGCGGCGGCTTAGGCCGCCGTCTTTTTCTGGGAGAAGAATAATGACTGACCACATCAACACCTATCCAGATCTTGTGAACGTCGAGGACTGGCTGAACGCCAAGGGCTACACGGGAGAGGCTGGCGCATGTCATGCGGCGATGAGTTTGATCCGCAGGCAAGAGGCGCGGATTGCGGAACTTAAAGCGGCGCTGAAACCGTTTGCTGACGTAGCGAATTATTTTGACAATGAACCGCGCTACACCGACGAAGATAGCCCATGCGAAGCGTTTAATACGTTTGGCGACCTCCGCGCCGCCCGCGCCGCTTATAAGGGAGAGAAGGAATGACTGACGCAAAACACACACCCGGCCCGTGGGGTATGCCAGATGAAGACATGGGACTTGTTTCCAAAGTCGGGAAAGGCGGCGCATGGGAAGGGATGATAGCAAAAGTTGACTGTGGTGATTATGCGCGCAGCCGCGCAGAGGGATTAGCAAACGCCAAGCTAATCGCTGATGCGCCGACGCTTTATTCTGAGAACGTCAAGCTACGCGCCCGCATCGCGGAACTTGAAGCGGCGCTGAAACCGTTTGCTGACTGCGGAGTATGGGACGGTTACAAAGACGAAGAAGTGTTCAAATTAGGCTTTAAGATTGCCGACCTCCGCGCCGCCCGCGCCGCTTATCTGGGAGAAAAGGAATGACCTATACTGAAGTGCTGACAGATACGACGCTGTATCTGTTCTTCTATGGTTTCGGACTAATCTCAGGGATCTTTGTGTCATGGATCGAATCGAGAAGGTAAGCCGGTATATTCCGGTTGTTACGCCATCGCGTAGCGGGCGCGGGCAAGAAAATGGCAGCTCTGTGCGGCACATGCTGTTATCCATACCGCGCATTAAATGGCTAGAAAATGACGAGACGGAATACTACCATAAATACGCCGCGCTAACAGAAGAGCCTGTTGTCATCGCGCCGTCGCACAGCGACAAATGGTGTGAGATGGTCAAGGCTGAACCGTTGACCGAACGCGAATTGCTGGTCGAGCGGCTTGTCAATGACGGTTTTTCGCACGCTGTTATAGCTGAAAAAGAACATATGGCTAGAGCGACTATCGCGCTTCTCATTAAACGCGCGCGCGTCAAGCGCGCATACCAGAGTCTGAAAAAATGATCTGGCTTGATTTTGAGACAAGATCCGAATGCGATCTGAAGACGGCGGGCGTATATAACTACGCCCGTCATCCGTCAACGCAAGTCATTTGCATGTCTTACGCTTATGACGACGAGGAGGTGCGGACATGGCGACCCGGCGAGCCTATGCCATTTATGCCGGCTTTAGACACGGATCAGATACGCGCCCATAATGCCGCTTTTGAGCGTTTAATATTTTGGCACGTCCTCAAGATGCCGATACCGTTAGAACAATTCTACTGCACCGCTGCGCAAGCGCGGGCGAACTGTGCACCGGGGAGTTTAGAAGATGTTGCTCGATTTGCTGGCACGGACATGCGTAAAGATCATCGTGGTGCTGCTCTTGTTCGAGCTTGTTGCATACCTCCTTACAGGGATGACCTTATCCCAGATCTCATCCAGTATTGTGAGCAAGACGTGCGAACAATGCGTGCAGCAAGCAAAGCCATGCGGGAACTGACGCCAGAAGAGTTGGAGGACTATCATGTTAATGAGCGCATTAATGATCGTGGCGTTCTTGTCGATCAGCGTCTATGCCGCGCGGCGGTCAAGTATGCGGCTGACGAACTTCAAGAGATCGAAGCTACGGTTAAGACCGTCACTAACGGTGAGATCACGTCTGTTAGAAGTCCTAGAATGCGACTGTGGGTGCAAGAGCGGGTGGGGCCGACAGCGCTCAAGCTCATGGAGCGAGACGACAAGTTCTCCATTGACAAAACCGTCCGCGCGAACCTACTGGCCATAGACGATCCAGAGGAGGTGCCTCCCGATGTCAGAGAAGTCATACAATGCGCGGACGACCTTTGGGCGTCTTCTGTTGCTAAATTTAATCGCCTTGATAATCTTGCTTGTGACGATGGCCGTGTTAGAGGGGCTTTCGTCTTTGCGGGAGGATCAGCCACAGGGCGCGC